TATCATACCCGAGCGCTACATAAAAAAACTAGCCAGTCCCTCCAAGTGAATCTTCTCTGACTGTTCACACTTTGGACATGTCCATTCAATACTATGTGATAGCTTAGGTACTCTTTTAAAAAAGTCTCTAATCTTAGCAAATTGTGTTCCATTTAGACTCTCAAGAAAGGTCTTTATCTCTTCCTTTGAGAAGTCCTCATATACATTGTCGCTGTCGTATACCATATCAACGCAACCAGCTATCATATCCATCAATGATTCCATATCGTTTCCAGCTGGTATCATGGCAGCTAGTTGTACTGATGGATACTTTAATACGATTCCAACCTGATCTGTTATCTGTATCTTATTGTCCAGATCATCAGGAAAGGTAACCTCAATGTCTTCTATGTTAAGAGCATGTTGATGTACATGATTACACTCACCTTGACTATGTTTAAGTCTAAGATCGATTACTTCACCCACTGACTTTGCTCTCAACTTCAAGAACAGATACTCTAGATCAAATGTAGCAAATGAGTTAACATCGACACCAGGAGTTGTGATACAGCTTTGCAATACTCTCTGCACAGCAGTAGACATCTCAGAAGGATCGTTACCCTGCAGAGCCATAAAGAGTATCTTTTCTTCCTTAACTAAGAAAGGACGGAAACTGATCTTCTGATTTGTAGATGGAATAGTAGTTTCAAATTCAGGGGTGTTTAATATTGGAAGTGCCATAATTTATCTCTCAAAATTCTTCTTGGTAATATCGATATTGTAAAGATACTGTAAATGTTAGTAGTTCATTTGATTGGTAGGTGTAGTTAAGTTCACCTAGTGTTCGAGGATATGCTTCAATCAGCTTGATCTCGTTTTCTTTATCACCTTTCTCATTGTACTGTTTGATGGTTACGTTTTTTACATAGTCTTTGTAGTAACCAACATCAAATGATGCATCTGAGCCAGCTCCAAATAGCCTAGCAGGACCTATGATACCATCTTGCCAGTCAGCAAAGAACTTTCTCTCTGTGTGGTCTGGTCTGCAGTACAGCTGAGCACTGACTGGAGCATAAATTGCACTATGACCTATCTCTTGAACAGCACCGTATACTCCAGATGGAGCAGCTCCAATTGATCGTCCAGGAGCAGACACACTAATCGTTCGAAAGGTGATATCTCTGTTGCCTTCTATGATCATCTCATAGTGTGACGTTCTGGCAACACCCCGTCTCAGGTTGCCTCTAATGTCGTCTAACCTAAAAGCCATTACTGTAGTGCTCCTAGTGAGTCTCTATGTATACGTGCAGCAGACGCTTTCTCAAACCGTTGTAGAGGAAGAAAAAGAGCGATGTCCCACTCTACTGGCTCTATCTTTACAAACCTTGTACGTACGTTACTAGCAAGGTATTTCTTGAATGTTGGTTTGAATGCTCTAAACCTAGATGCACTCTTTAGTACATTATAGTTGATACGCATCTTAGTCTTCTCATTGTATCTCTGATCTGATACTGTCTTATACAGAGCATCCATTAGTACTGCTCTCTGCCTGAGAGGAAGATAGTGCATGTTAAGACCAACAAAGCCACCTTCTGCTTCATCTACTGGGATGACTAAAGGGAACCTATCGTAGTATGGAAGAGTCTTTTTATGCTTAGGATCATATCCAAATAGAAACATACCACCTACTTCTGGCTTACCAACATAGTTGTCACTACTAGATATCAGTCTACCAGGCTGAGTACGAGTGTTAGATGCTTTATCTCTGAACCATGTACGTGCTTGTTGAGTACGCGCAGGTATCTGTCCTGCACGAGCACCCTGTGCAATGATTCTATCGAAAACGTATGCTACCATTAGATTCCTAGCTCTTTCTCTGTAATGATCTGAAACTTCCAGCCTCGATCCTTACAGTACTCTTTAGCAAACTTCCACTTTGAACTATTTATGCCGTACGTTGCGACTTCATTGATGTACTTTTTGGTCTTACGGCTGCGAATGGTAGGAGGTTGAGTCTGAGCGTATGGTTTTACTTCGATAAGTATAGTATCGGTCGCACCTCTAGCAGTACGTACCTTTATAAGGAAGTCTGGATAGTATCTGTGAAGTCGACCATCTAATGGTGATCTGTATGGTATAATCACTTCCTCACTACACCATTCCAATACATTTGGGTTGTTATCACAATAAACCATGAACATCCTTTCCCAACTAGAGCGATAAATAATACAATCGGGATCACCTTTGTATTTGTTAGGATTGCGTGGTTTATAGTATCCCTTATGTGTTCTCATTAAACTATTTAGGTATCACATGGCCGAACTTAATCTACCATCTACAATAACAGGCGAAACCGATAGTCCAATTGAAGGTCTCACAGACTTTATTGGTGAAGCTGCTGAGACAGTTAACTCAGTAGACGAAGCACTAGGTGTTTTAAATAGATCACTTACTAGTCAAGGTAGCATACAGTTCCCTAGTAACCTTGGTAATAGATCTGTACAGTTCCAAATTAAGACTAGAGTTAAAAATAAACAAAGAGGAACGGCTGGTTTTAGTCTCGGCTCGTTAATCTCTCTCCCTATACCAGCTAACCTTTCAACAGGATACAATGCTCAGTATGGACAAGAAGGGTTGGGAGTGCTTGGTAATCAGGCTATGTCTATGACAGAAAGAGGTATTGGTACAGCTCAAGCAATTGCGGAACTTAAAGACAATGGAATTAATTTAATTAACGAGCAAGCAAAAGCCATTGCTGCTAGTGCTAGTCAAGAAGTAGCTGGTGTACTAGGTGCTGCTATTGGTAAAACTGTTGGTACAAATGTTGGAGTTGGTTTAGCTACTGCTGGACTAGCTGGCATTGGAGTTGGTGCTTTGAGAGGAGCTGGTCTTGCTGTCAATCCTCACTTAGCAGTATTGTTTGAAGGAATGAACTTTCGTAACCACACATTCAACTACAAGTTTGCTCCAAGAGACGAGGGTGAGTCCAATTCACTTAGAACCATCATAAAAGAATTTAAGAACGCAATGCATCCAGTTGCTGACAATGGTGCATTTTTTGAATATCCAGATGAATTCCTAATTAAGTTTCCACAGGATCAATTCCTATTCAAGATTGGTTCATCAGTATTGACTAGCTTCTCTATTGACTACACACCAGATGGCGGATCATACTTTCACAATAACGGAGCTCCTGTGTCTGTAGCTTTGTCTTTACAGTTTACAGAACTAGACATCTTGACCAAGAAAGAGATAGGAGATGACAGGTAATGTCTAATATGTTCGATAGATGGCCAACTGTATCGTATGATATAAAGAAGAACGGTAACCCACTTCAGCTTACCGACATCACTCTTAGGTTTAAGATTAATGAACTTTTGCGAGACAAGAGCGCTATCATGTACCAGTACGATGTACAGGATGGCGAGCGACCTGATATCATTGCATACAAGTACTATGAGGATGCTAAGCTAGATTGGGTGATACTTCTCACCAATAACATTATTGATCCACAATTCGAGTGGCCACTAGATGACAGATCCTTTGAAAGATATATGAGAAAGAAGTATGGATCATTGGAAGCAGCCAAACGTACTAATCATTCATATGAACAAGTATTACACTTTCAGTCTGTTAACTTTGATGGTACTATCGTTCCAGAGAAGAAGGTGATCATCGATAAGGAATCATATGATAATGCTAATCCTACATTAAGACAGTTAGGAACGTATAGAGCAATCGATAAGTATACTCATGAGCTAGAGCTTAACCAAGCTCGCTCTCGGATTAAGATACTTGATAAGAGATACCTTCAAGGATTGCTTGGCACCTATAGTGATATCATTAGACAGTCTCGGATTTAATATAATATGGCCTTAATTCATCCACCGCAAGGATTAGCTAATCGACATACCCTTGCGTTAACATCTCCTATAGCATCTGCTGCAATTGAACTTAGCTTAATGATAGCTGAGATCAATATGTACGAGGATATGTTTGGTGGCTTTATGAGAATGGAAGTCGTGATATCTGATGCTGTAGGACTAATGGATAAGTTTCCAATAGTAGGAGATGAGACTCTAACATGGACATACTACCTAGAAGGATACGATCCATACACTCAAATCTTTAAAGTGTACAAAGTATCAGGAAGATCAGTAGATAGAGCAAGAGCTCACAGTATGGTTATTCATGCTATTTCATTACCAGGATATAAAAATTCTTTCGAGTATTTGTATAAGCCATACATTCAAAAGAAGCCTCATGAAATAATTGACGATGTATGTACAAATTATCTCGGTCTTCCTACAGGAGGAGGACAGGGACAGAAGGCTCTAGTCACTCCAGTCCCAACAGAAAATACCTACACGAGAGTCAGCTCAGGACAAAATCCTTTGCAGTTAATAAATTTTTTAGCGGCAGAATCAAAGAGTACACAGGCTAAATCGTATAAACACCCATCAAATTATGTTTTTTTTGAAGACAATAAACAATTTAATTTTGTTCCTATCTCTCATCTGATGGAGAAGGAAACAATCAGAGATTTTTTTCTCTCAGTTCCTCAAACTAGAGACAATAGAGGAAATGCGATAAAAATCCACCCAGGAGAGTCAATCCTTTCATTAAGAATGGTCGACTCGTTTGATGATTTAGACAGTCTTCACAGAGGAACTTACCTGAATGAAGTGAACATTATCGATCCAATACTGAAACGATTCAAGATGCATCCGATATCAGGAGATGATGAGATCAAACATGAGTTCAAGTACGATAGAGACTTTGACGACCTCACTCACCTTCCTAACAGTGGAGAGAAGACAGTAAGTCCAAACAGCGACATCATCAAAGGGAAGAAACCATACGCTGCTCACAGACGGATGATGATTACTCAGTACGAGAAGGACAGTGAGACTTACCCTGTCGACTCTTCTGCTTACTTTAAAGAGATGCAGCCATTCAAACCTGGTGATCAATTACTCGATCCAAGACAGAGACACAAGAACCTTCCCGAGTCTCTACACGAGAAAGAAAACTTATTCAATCATGTAGTCGAGGTGACTGTACCTGGTGATCCAGATGTTACTGTTGGTAAGTTAATAAAAATCAAAGTGCCTCAGCCAACATCGTTCAAAGATATTAATGATCAAGATTACCTATTACTGTATGGTCAAGAGGCTACGTTCCTCATTACAGCAGTTAGGCACATCTACAATGCTACTATTGATTCGTATACCATGGTACTGTCATGTAGTGCTGAGTCGTTTGCAAGAGAGCCAGCTGGAGAGAAGGTGATATAATATGAAAGTTAAACAAGAATTCTTCGGATTCAATCCTGTGATGTGGATGGGAGTTGTTGAAGATAACAAAGATCCATTGAAGCTAGGTAGGTTGAGAGTCCGAATCTTTGGATGGCACAATAGTAAGCCAACTGAAGTTGATGGTGAGCCTGGTGTTAAGACAGAAGATTTGCCATGGGCTCAAGTGTTGCAGCCTGTCAATGCAGGACCTAATAGTGGTATCGGTGGTCCTTTGACAGGTATTGTTCAAGGCACTTGGGTGATGGGTATGTTTTTAGATGGAGAGATTGCTCGTGAACCTCTAGTGATGGGTTCGCTAGCTGGTATCCCTACCTCTATGAACCCTAACCCAGATGGTGGTCCTCCTACTGAAGGCTTCTATGATCCAGATGGTCCTGTAAAAGGATTCCCAAGAATATCAAATGACTGGACCGTAGATGAACCAGACACTAACAGACTCGCTCGTAATGATAATACTGCGATGGGTGATCCTAAAGACTATACTCACACCATCATTGATAAGAAGAAGAACAGGCAGCATAAGAGTCAGTATGGTAATGGCTATGAGATTGAAGAGCCAGTACTTGATGGATGGGATAAATTCAAGTCGAAGTATCCATTAAATAGAGTACTGGAGACTAAGTCAGGTCATATCTTTGAGATTGATGACACTCCTAAGTTCGAACGTATTCACATCTACCATAAGAATGGCAACTATATTGAGATTGGTGGTGCTGTAGGTGCCATGAATAGAATGGATAAGGTTGTTGGTGATCAGTTCACTATGATCGATGGTAATCATTACAAGAGTGTCCATGGTGATATAAATGTTGTTGGTAGACATTGTCAGCAGCTAAGTCAAACGACAGTGATAGAAGGACAGTCGATTACATTGAAAGCACCTGCTATGGTCCTTGCTGCTAAGAAGGTCCATGTTGCTGAGTCGTTGTCAGTAGGGAGAGGTGCTAGTTGTACAATCGTCGATATTAGAGGTCGAG